GCTGGTGTGAAGCTGTCCCACGGTGAAACGGATGAAGAGCCAAAACCATGAAAGAAAACTTTGACGCCTCCTTCGCCCGCATCATCAAGTCTGAGGGCGGGTACGTTAACGACCCAGCAGACCGTGGTGGCGAGACCAACCTCGGAGTGACCATTGGCGCTTGGGGCGCATACCTGAACCGCGCCATCCAGCCCGGTGAGATGAAGGCGCTGACCGTGGATACCGTCAAGCCGTTCTACAAGTCCATGTACTGGGACAAGGTAAAGGGCGACGACCTGCCCGTAGGCGTCGATTACGCCATTTTTGACTTCGCGGTGAATGCAGGGGTCTCCCGAGCCGCAAAGTTCCTCCAGCGGGCTGTGGGGGCCGTGGATGATGGTGTTATTGGCTCCGGTACTCTGGGTCTGGTTGCCAAGGCTGACCCAGCCAAGCTGCTGGACAACTTTGCCGACCAGAAGCAACGCTTCTACAACGGCCTTGCCACAAACAACCCCACGCAGCAAAAGTTCCTGAAGGGCTGGTTGGCCCGCGTAGACCACGTCCAAGACGCCGCCGAGTCAATGCTTGCCTAGAGACAAACGGGTCGCCAAACCTTACAATCAAAAATAATAAGGAGCACCTAAATGACGACCGCCTCGGTAATGACCTACGACTCTTTGGTCGAGAATATCCAGTCTTACCTAGACAGGACGGACGCAGATACCCTTGCAAAAATTCCGCTCTTCATTATGCTGGCCGAGCAGATTATTGCCAGCCAGATCAAGTTTTTGGGTAACCTGACGGTTCAGACGTCAAACATGACGATAGGCCAACCCATCATTGACAAGCCCGCCCGCTGGCACAAGACGGTGTCCTTCAATGTCACCTCTGGCGGAGAAAAGACCCCTGTTTTGCTGCGTAAGTACGAGTACCTGCGTGAATACACCCCTAACGCCACTACAACTGGTGTGCCTGCGTACTACGGGGATTACGACTACACCCACTGGCTGGTGGCTCCTTCGCCCGCAGCGGCTTACGAATTTGAGGTTTTGTACTACGAGCGTCTCCAGCCCCTTGATTCTTCCAACCAGTCCAACTGGTTCACTACCTACGCCCCGCAGGCTTTGCTGTACGGCTCTCTGTTGCAGGCGATGCCCTATGTCAAGAACGATGAGCGGATGCCCATGTGGCAGCAGAACTACGACCTCATCATCCAAACCTTGAAAGCTGAAGACGTCCAGCGCATTGGTGACCGTCAAGCAACTGTATTGGATACCTGATTATGAGTTTCAACTCTCCCTTCACGGGCAACGTCGTTCAGCCAACGGACGTCTCGTATAGCCGCATCATCCTGACGACAGACTTGCAACTGACTTGGCCCATCAACGGCTCCACGGCCGACGACGCTGCCGCCCGCGTTATGGAGGTCTCAACCACCACCACGGCAAATGAGTTGTGGATGCCGCCAGCCAATCAGGCTTCAGTCGGCCAAGATGCCTTAATCCGCAACGTCGGCTCTGTTTCTGTAACAGTCAAAGACTACACGGGCGCAAACACCATCGTGACGGTGGCCGCTGGTCAAGCGCAGTACATCTACATCACTACCAACGCAACGACCGCAGGTACATGGGGCATCATCGCTTTTGGTATTGGATCATCTGGTGCAGACGCCGCCACCCTTGCTGGATACGGTTTGCTGGCAATTGGTCAGACACTTAATCAAAGCCAGCCAGTCACAACTTTTTCCTCTAACTACACAGCGCTGACAACAGACCGCTCTAGCACCTATGTGTGGACTGGTGGCGCTGGAACGCTGACCCTAACATTAGCATCGACGCTTGGCGACAATTGGTTTATGTTTTTGCGAAATAGCGGAACAGGTAGTTTGACTGTTACTGGAACCAGCGGTGACTTGATCAACGGTTCTGGGTCAATTGCTTTGCAGCCTACGGACTCTTGCATCATTGTTTGTAGTGGAACTCAGTTTTACACAGTTGGCTTGGGTCGGAATACGCAATTTGCTTTTACTCAGTTGAGTAAAGCTGTGACGTCTGGCTCTTATACCTTGACGGCTTCTGAAGCCTCAAACGTGATTCAAAAATACACAGGGACTTTGACAGGCAACGTCACGATTGTTGTCCCATCAACAGTTCAGGTTTACTACATTCTCAATGAGACATCAGGTGCTTTCACCGTCACAATTACAACGGGTTCTGGCGGCACTGCTATTTTGACCACAGGAACCCAAGCCACCTTGGTTTGCGATTCTGTGAACCTATACAACGCCAACACAATTCTTGCTGGGTCGTCAACCATAAGTTTACAAAATGGGTCAGTTGGCTCACCGTCTTTGAATTTTGCGTCAGAGGCAACGACAGGTATTTACCGAGCCGCTTCGGGTGAATTTAACCATGCGATTCTTGGCGTGTTGCGCTCTACGTTGTCGGCTTCTGGTCTGGCAATTGTTGGGACAGGAAACTTCACAGGTGGTGTTGCTGGCGGGACTTACTGATGGTTAAGAAGGTCTTCACCATTGACACGCTTCCCGGCGTCCAACGGGACGGCACTATCTTTGACATGAACTTTTACACGGACGCTCGTTGGGTTCGCTTCCAACGTGGTCGCCCAAGAAAAGTAGGGGGTTACCGTGCAATTGTGAGCAACGCAAACGGGTACTCTCGCGGTATTTATGTCAACTCAGTCGATGGCGTCAACTCAGTTTTTAATGGATACAACAACGGTCTTGAGGTTGTCAATATCAACAACCTTGGCATTGGCGCTGGCATCAATCAATTCACTTTTACGGGATTGGTATTGACCCTCAATACTTTGGTGGGCGGCACGTTGTACACCAACGGAACGTACACCAATGTGACCTTGACTGGTGGTTCTGGCTCTGGTGCAAAAGCAACGATTGTGGTGGCTGGCGCAACGGTGACCACAGTCACGCTGACGGCGGCTGGAAACGGGTATGCGGTCGGCAACACTTTGAGCGCAACAGCGGCAACCATTGGCGGAACTGGCAGCGGTTTTTCAATCAAGGTCGCAACAATCAATGATGGCTTTACGGAAAGCGATTTAAATCTTTGGCAGTTTGACTCCACGTTTGACGCCCAAGGTTCTGGAAACCAGTTGCTGTTGGCGCATCCCGGTCAGAACTTGGCACAGATTGATCAAACAACGGTGACCCCAGTTTTAGCCGGGAACATCAATGGCACAACTCTGTCTCCGCTTAGGGACACTTCTGGCACAACCCCAACTGGTGACATCATTGAAGTTGCTGGTGGCGTAGTTGTTTTGCACCCATATGTCTTTGTGTATGGAGACAACGGACTCATCAAGAATTGCGTTGCTGGAAATCCTTACGACTGGAACGGCGCGGACGCAAACGAGACAAATGTCTCTTCCACCAAGATTGTCAAGGGCTTGCCAGTTCGTGGCGGCTCTAATGCTCCCTCGGGTCTGTTCTGGTCTTTGGACTCTTTAATTCGCGTCAGCTACACACCCACCACCGTGACGGTTGCAGGCTCACCTCAGACGTTCTACTGGCGCTATGACATCATCAGCAGCCAGTCGTCCATCATGTCGAGCCAGTGCGTCATTGAGTACGACGGCATCTACTACTGGATCGGCGTTGACCGCTTCCTGTTGTACAACGGCGTGGTCAAGGAAATCAAAAACACCTTCAACCAAAACTACTTTTTTGACAACCTGAACTACGCGCAGCAACAAAAAGTTTTTGTCAACAAGGTTCCTCGTTTTGGTGAAATCTGGTGGTTCTTCCCTTCTGGAAATTCCGAGGAATGCAACGATTGCATTATTTACAACGTCCGCGAAGATGTCTGGTATGACGCTGGCGAGGCTTTGGGCGCTCGACGAACGGCTGGTTTCTTCTCGCAAGTGTTTCACTACCCCATCAATGCTGGGGCAACATTGAGTGAGCAGGAGGTTATTTTCTCTGCGTCAATCTCGGCAACAAATGCCAGCGCGGTCATTACGATTGCGCCAAACAATTTGGTTGCTGTTGGTCAACAAGTTGTTTCCGCAAGCATTCCATCTGGTGCGTTGGTGTCTTTGATTACGCCTAATGCGGCATCACCGACAGCAACTGGAACGTCTGGAGCAAACACCATTGTGGTCAGCAGCGCCACTGGAATTGTCAAAAATCAATCTGTTGTAGGAACTGGTATTGGTGTGGGCGCTATCGTGACCACGATTGTGGGAACGACCATTACGCTGTCCGTAGTCAACAGCAGCGCCGTATCGGGAACCATGTCGTTCTCTGGTTTGAGTTTGACTTTGTCTGCAAACGCAACGGCAACATTGGTTGAGACTGCAAGTTTTGAAACTGTGGCTGGTCAAGTTATTTTGTGGCAGCACGAAATTGGAACTGATGAGGTTATTGACGAAGAAGCCAACGCAATTGAAAGCTACTTTGAAACCAG